TGTATGATATTCTTTTTCAGCTAATAGATTGTGCAACGATGATAAACGAATTTTATTATCTAAAGAATGGTAAAGATAAAATGGAGAAAAGTTATCATCATATGTTTTTCTTCGTAACCATTCAACCGCTTCAAGTGGTGTTTGCCATCGAATAACACCCTTCATTCTCGATATAGCAGAACCATTTACTTCAAAATCAGAAAATCCAAGATCTTCAGTAATAATTCTTTTTATTTCTTGATCAGTATTATTTGTAAACGATCGCGATATCTTTTTAAGTCGAGAATAATATGCATGATCAGAAACACATGCTATAGTATAAATGTTTGTATGTTCTTCTTCGGCACTTGCATAAAGCGGATATTCAGTAACAATAAAATTAAGATCGATCTTCTTTGCCTTTACAGAACCATTACTATTTGGTTTAGTTGATACAACAATTCGAACCTTTTCTTGACCAATAAGTGGTGTACTCTCGAAGAAGTTAGCAGTATCTTTTACACTTATTTGTGCGAGTATATTCGGAGAATAAAGAGACTCTGTTATAGTAAGCTTTACAGTAATATTTTCAATATTATATTTTTTACTGTCATGGGTAGATAATACAATTTTGTCTATCTTATATGACCCAGGAGTAAGTGATACATTACTTCCAAAATTTGTTCTTTGATTAGGCATTTAACTTATCTTGGTATAATTCAACAAACTCATCAATATGCTCAGGTCTTATTACTCTAATCTTTCTTGCTTCAAATGTTTGTTCATCTAAGTCTTCTTTATATGAAACAAATTTCGCTTGAGTAGAAAGATATATTTTAGCAAAGCTTGGTACGTATTTTCTTTGAGCACTTATTTCTAAATATTCAGCCAATTCGCTTTGATCAAATCCATCTTCTCGTGTTTGTGGAACAAATGAATCAACTTCTCCACGAGTAAAATCATCGATTAAATCAATGTCTTCTTTACTTATAATTTTCGAATAAGCATCAAACGCAGAATCTCTTTCATCGTCATACTCAAAATCAAGGAAATAAGAAGGCGCATTATAAGACTCTTTATAAAAATTATGTGATTTAAATTTAATTTTTGTAAAATATGTATCCAAGAAATAATCGTAATATGCATTACTATTAATCGTAATATTTTGTTTATTTTCAGTATCACGTAAAAACTCATAGTATACTGATGTATAATTAAGACGCATCCATTCTAATGCATATTTTGCCCATTCAAGCTTTTCTGCCTCGAACTTTAAATAATTTTCAGATTCGGTTTTATTTGAATATGGATTATCGATATAATTTAGATACCAATATCTATTTGATTCGAACACGCTCACTTTATCAATATCATGAATCCAAAGCTGAAACCTTTGGTCATCAAACTTTAATATATTGGCCTCGGCATTTTTATCTCGGGCCTTTATTCGAACATTGCTATTTGATAAATCTAATCCACCAAAATAATTTGCCATTTCAAAATTATTTTCATATTTTCTTGCAACTGGATTTTGCTCAGGAATAAAAACAAGAATTGAATATTTTTCAAAATCTTGTTCTAACATATTTTGAAACTGTCTATGCGATTTTGGCCAAGAATTTAATCCTTGTTTTAGCGTATCGTTTAGTACAAAAAATGTCCAATAATAATCAGGTGTACCGTATAATCGTGTCGAAACAATATCAGGTCTTTCACCATTTTTTATTTCATACCACGTATAGGTTGAAATATCATCGATCAACTCTTCACGAACATCAATATGTCGAAAGATATCAATTACATCGGTTTTAATACCATCTAAATTAATATCGTACTGTATCTTAGGAAACTGTGAAAAAAATGACATAATTAACCACCTTTAATTGGAGCTGGATTCGGTTGTTCGATATTAGTAACAGTAAGCGGTTTACCATCTGATGAAATACCTCTATTTCCAAGCTGATCGTTTTCCATTTGTTCAATATCATGGCGATTCAATGCTCGTGTTTCTGTAAATGAGACTTCTAAATCAACTTCGAGCGGAGCATCATCAGTAAAATATATATTTCCAGTTTGATTAAAGTTAGTATTTACACCAGTACAATAACATGAATAGATTCTTGGAATGTAAATATTCTCTGTACCAGAATCCATATTCATGAACTTAATCGTCCATACCGGAGGATATTCAAGAGTAATCGTATTATCTTCTCCTCCGCGAGATGCATAGACAAAATGTCTAAACTTTGATTGGATTCTTCGAATAAGATTTGATTCACCTTGAGAACGAGCAATCATTTTAAATGCAAATGTAAATTGCCTTACTCCATTTTTATTAAATGTTGTATTTGTATTTGGATTATTTACTTGTTGTGTAGCAAGTGAAATTGAATCTTTATATTTTTCTGGTAAAAGCTTTGATCCTAATGACTTTGCCTGTTCTTTATTAAGAGTAGATATTTGGCTAAGAATATTGCCAACACCAGATGTTCCTGATACTGCATCAACAGCATTTGCCATCAATCCTAAATCTGCTTGTCCATAGTCTCCACTGTCACCAAATTGTAAACCACCAGGAGCAGGAAACCAAATCGCATGCCGCCTCGTCTCTCCACTTAGTTTTCTTTCATGTGCAGTAAATACCATACATGGTCGTCCAAAATCACCTCTTATTTCAGGTGGATAAATAAGAGGTTGGACACTTTTTACATCTGTTTGCTCAGATGGTTTTGATCCTGATTGTACAACATCAGAATCACCAGTAAATAAATTCTCGAAAAAATTAATAGCCATAAATATAACTCTATTTATAATAAAATCATGACGTATAAAGGAAGATATACTGTAAAGAATCCAGAGAAATACGAAGGTGATCCAACAAAAGTTGTATTTAGATCTTTATGGGAAAGACAAGTTTTTAAGTTTATGGATACAAATCCTGACGTAATAAAGTGGCAATCAGAAGAAACAGTTATACCATATCGATGTAAAACAGATAATCGTATTCATCGGTACTTTATGGATATTAAAATGGTAACAAAAGATAAAACATATTTAATTGAAATTAAACCAAAGAAACAAACACAACCACCAAAAGAACCAAAAAGAAAAACGAAAAAATATATTAATGAGGTAATGACATATATAAAAAATACCTCAAAATGGGAAACAGCAGAAGCATATTGTGCAGATAGAGGTTGGGAATTTCAAATATGGCACGAAGATACGCTAAAGAACCTCGGAATAAAATTGCTGAAATAATAGTATAAATAGGGATATGGCATCTCTTTTTGATAAACTGCAAGCTCAGGCATTTCGATCTGGAGTAAAATCTCATACGAAAAAATCTTTAAATTGGTTTAGAGATCGTGTGACAGCTATGACCAGTGTAAATAGAAATAAACTCTTATCTGATTCTGCGCTTAATACAGTTAATACGCCATTGGTTGGTCGTATGTTTATGTATTTCTATGATCCAAAACATAAGAAAACGTTGCCATTTTATGATAGATTTCCTCTTATTATTATGGTTGATAAAGCACCCGGCGGTTTTTATGGGTTAAATCTACATTATTTAGAACCAAAACTTCGAGCGAGATTCTTTGATAAGCTTCTCGAGTATTCGAATAACGATAAGTACGATAAGTCAACTCGGCTTAAAATGTCATATGATCTTTTAAAGGGTGCAACAAAACTAAAAGCATTTAAGCCATGTTATAAACACTATCTTACCAAACATATTAAATCAAAAATATCAGAAGTTCCAGCTTCTGAATGGGAAGTAGCAATCTTTTTACCAACAGAACAATTTAAGAAAAACAGTAAAGACGCTGTTTGGAAAAACTCTAAAAGCATTATTTAATGAGTACGATAGATCAGTTTAAAAGTAGAATAGGAGCAAGAGGAGGATTAGCGAGAAGCAATCGATTCAATATATTAATGGTACCACCAACAGGTGCATTTAATGATATGCAAGAGGTGAGAGACCTTGCTATTCTATGCGAATCGTGTAGCTTACCAGGAAGACAAATTCAGACATTCGAACACAGCTATTTTCGACAAGCGATAAAGGTCGCGGAATCATATATCAATGAAGATGTTTCATTTACTTTTCATTTGCCGAGTGATTTTTTTATTAAAGAGATATTTGATAAATGGACAAATCTAGTCATTAATCGAAATTCTTTTAAATTGAATTATGCATCTGAATATAAAAGAGATGTCGGGATTTATCAACAGGATATTAAAAATAAAAATGTGTATGCAATTAAGTTAATGAACGCTTTTCCTATTTCGGTACAAGCAATTGAGCTAAATAGCTCTGAAGGAGAAACACAAAAAGTAACAGTTACGTTCACATACGAAGATTTTGAGGAATTAATTATTCCACAATCAAATATAGAAGAAAAGAAAACATTAAATAAAAGAGAAGTTTTACAAAATACACCAAATTTATCATCACCATTGTTGAAAACTTTGTTCGATAAGTTCTTCTAATAATTTGAATAAATAATATAACTGAATGAATAACCAATAAAATTATGGCATTACCAAAACTAGAAAATCCGACGTATGCATTTAATGTACCGTCTCTTAATCGTAAAGTAGAATTTAGACCATTTCTCGTTAAAGAAGAAAAGGTCTTAATGATGGCTCAAGAATCTCAAGATGAAAAGAAGATTCTAAAAACCGTTAAAGATATTATTTCTGCGTGCTCGTTTGGAAAACTTAATCCAGACGAATGCGCAGCCTCAGATTTAGAATATCTTTTTCTTCAGCTTCGTGCAAAAAGCGTAGGTGAAACTGTTAGTGTTAAAATTAAATGCTCTGAGTGTGATAACTATGAAAAGTGTGTTATCAATCTTGAAGAAATTGCTTTAAGCGAACCAAAGGATTTAGACAACACTGTTGAAATTACTGATTCGATTGGTCTTATTCTTAAAACGATCTCTTTAAGTGATGCTGAAAAGATTAATAAAAAGGACACTGAAAAGGCATTTAATCAAACAATTATGTATTCGATCGAATCGATTTATGATTCTGATAATGTTTATCCTGCAAGCGAATCAACCGAAAAAGAGTTAATCGAGTTTATTGACTCATTGTCACACAAGCATCTTGAAAAGATTCAATCATATATTCAAAATGTTCCAAAACTTCAGCATGAATGTCAATTCAAGTGTACACAATGCGGTCATGATAACGTTACTGTTTTAGAGGGTATCGAATCTTTTTTCTCGTAGGCCTTTCTCATGATTCATTAGCGAATCATTATCAAACTAACTTTGCGATGATGCAACATCATCAATATAGTTTGACAGAATTAGACAACATGTTACCTTGGGAAAGGCAAATATATGTGTCTCTATTACAAGAGCATATAAAAGAAGAAAATGATAGAATTAAGCGCCAAAACAAATAAATAGATACATGGCACTTCCCAAAGAACTTATAGATGCAGTCAAGCAAGATAAAAAAATGCTTGCTAAAAAATTTGATGCACTTAAAAAACAGTTAACTACTTCTTTACATGAATTTAAAAATGCTGTTACTGAAAAGGATGATAATAGCAATCAAGACGTTGTTGATGCTATAAACGAGTTAGGGAATAAGATTGAATCTACTTCTGAAACCGCATTTAGTTCTATTATAAAGCAAGGTAAGATAGCTGAAGAAGATAGGAAAATTAATGAGACAAGAAAAGAACTTGAGCAAAATCTAGCAAAAACTCGTTCTTCGCTCGACACAACACAAATTACTGCTATTGAAGAGCAAATAGCAATATTAAAGGATAATAAGCTAGCTTCAGTAGAAGAAAAGCGAGAAGCGCGAGAATTAGCCGAAAAAAATAAAGAAGCTCTAGAACAAATAGCAGAATATCAAGAAGGTCTTATAAAGGAATTTAAAGAAGGATTTGGTGAACTTAGAGGTGAAGGTCTCGGAGGTTTAATTAAAATGCTTCTTGTTGGAATTCCTGCTTTATTAGGAGGTATCGTAGTAGGAATTGGTGCTCAAATAACTAAGGTATTATCTAGATTCAAAAGCGTAGCTCTTATATTTGGAAAAATAGGAAAGTTCTTTGAACCTATTCTTAAAATATTATCTACCGGATCAGGTGCAATTGGCGGATTTATAAAAACTCTTCCTTTAGTGGGTAAGTTTTTCGAAAGCCTTTTTATATATGCCGGACGAATGTTTACTCTTGGAACGGGATTAGCTAAACTTGCTGGCCCGATAGGTATTGCTATAG